AGATCAATCCCGGCAAGTTAAATTATGTCAACGGCTACGGTGCCTTTGACGCCATCAACCCACCCTACAACCTGTACACCCTAGCTGGGTTCTATGACACCAGCTTCTCCAACCACTCCGCTATCTCTGCGAAGGTTCATTCTGCCGTGGGTATGGAGTTCTCCTTTCAGCTTACCCCCAAGGCAATGCAGGAGCTACAGACCAAGAAGCCAGAGGCTCAGGACAAGGCCAAGAAGAAGCTTGACAAGATCAAGGTAGCTGCACGCGAATGGCTCGAAGGTCTTAATGATCAGGACGCATTCACTGACACAATGAACAAGATTGTCACTGACTATGAAGCAACCGGAAACGGCTACATGGAAATCGGTCGTACAACCACGGGAAAGATTGGTTATGTCGGTCACGTTCCTGCTATTACAGTTCGTGTGCGTCGCCTCAAGGATGGCTATGTTCAGATCATTGGACAGAAGGTAGTTTACTTCCGTAACTTCGGTGCAAAGAACCCTGACCCAATCATTGGTGACCCAGAGCCAAACGAAATCATTCATTTCAAGAAGTACTCACCATTGAATACCTATTATGGTGTGCCTGACGTTGTGTCCGCAGCAACTTCTGTTGTCGGTGACCAGCAGGCAGAACAATACAACCTTGAGTACTTCGAGAACAAGGCTGTGCCTCGTTATCTTATCACCCTCAAGGGTGCCAAGCTTTCAGCAACGGCAGAAGACAAGCTATTCCGATTCCTACAGACAAACCTCAAGGGTCAGAATCACCGTACCCTGTTCGTCCCTCTTCCTCCTGATGCCGATGGCAACAAGGTTGAGTTCAAGATGGAACCTGTAGAGAACAAGATTCAGGATGCCAGCTTCGAGCAGTACCGCCAGAACAACCGCCAGAACATCTTGATGGCTCACCAAGTACCGCTGTCAAAGCTGGGTATTGCTGAGGGTAGCGGTGTAGCGGCGGCAGTAACACAGGACCGTACATTCCGTGACAACGTTATTCGTCCATTGCAGCGTTACCTAGAGAAGGTTGTGTCCAATATCATCAAGGAAGCGACTCTCTTGGTAGAACTCAAGTTCAACGAGGCTTCTGTTGTTGACGAACTCGTATCCGCACAGATTCACGAAATCTACTTGGGTCAGAATGTTATCAAGCCTAATGAGGTACGTGGAGATTTGGGCAAGGCTCAGATTGAGGGTCTTGATGATGAGCAGGCAAATCAGGCCAAGGAACAAATGCAAATGCAGCTTGATGCCAAGGCTCAGGAAAACCAAATGAAGGCTGATACAGCAGCAACTGCCGCACAAGCAAAGGCTGAGGCAGTAGCAGCTAAGCCTGCCGTAGCGGGAGCAAAGCCAGCCCGCGATGCGCGTGATAGGTCACGTTCACAGAATGCTTCTGATTCTCCAACAACTGCCACTGGAAGAAATCCAAAGGGTAGTGGAGCAAAAGCAAATAAGTGATATACTAGGAGAGCTATGATGAATTTCGCTGAAACTTCCGGTAAGATTATCGATGGACGTATCGAATTCACTGTTCCACTTACAAAGGTGGACACAGAACGTCGAATGGTCCACGGATTTGCAACGCTCGATAATATCGACCTTGCAGGAGATATCGTACCTATTGAGGCATCGCTTAAGGCATTCAAGAGTTTCGCGGGCAACATGCGAGAGATGCACGACAGGCTAAAGGCTGTTGGAAGCGTCATCTCATTCAAGCCAGAGCGCTTCTATGATCCAAAGACCGACAAGGTCTACAACGGTATCTTTGTCTCAGCGTATGTTTCCAAGGGCGCTGAGGATACTTGGCAGAAGGTTTTGGACGGTACCCTGAGGGGCTTCTCCATTGGTGGAGTCGTAACCAAGACATCCGACAAGATCGTAGACAAGGGAATCTACAGGGTCATCGAGGATTACTTCCTTAACGAACTCTCCTTGGTAGACAACCCATGTAACCAGCTATCCGCAATCATGTCATTCGAAAAGAGTGCCGATGGTGGATACCTAGCAAACACTTCACCAGAGAATGTATTCTGGTGCCGCAACGACAATACGGTTCAGATTACATCTGCAACCGCAACAACTTGTTACCACTGTGATACAACAATGCAGAACATTGGTTTCGTAGAATCATCCGATAGCGACAAGATGGAAGTTGTCAAGTCCCTATTGGCTGGTGCAAGGTACGTACCTTCTGACGGTGATACCGTAGATTTCAACGAGGGTATCGGAGTAATCGAGAAGGTAATTAGCGCAGGAACGGTAAAGCTAGACACTTCTGATGAAGTGTTTAACGCATCGGAAACTGACCCTGTAGCAATTGTACGCATCTATGCACAAAATGATGATACAATGGTTGCAGCAAATCGTCGTATTTTGAAGAATGTTTCTTCACTATCAAAGACCAAGGATAAGGAGGTTGAGAACGTGAACAACGCTGAAACTGACGTAACAGTCGTAGAGGAGGTAGTCATCGAGAAGTCTGTTGATGAATCCCTAGGCGCACCGCAGGTATTCGAAGGAACACCTAAGGATGCCGCAGAAGAGACTGTCGTAGAAGAGGTAGCTGTCGAAGAGGTTGTAGAACCTGTCGAAGAGGTTGCCGCAGAAGAGGTTGTTGTCGAGAAGGCTGTTGAAGCCCCAGTAGATGACAACTCTGAAATGAAGGCACTGCTCAAGAGTCTCACCGACGCATTGGCACCACTCGCTGGACTTGCAGAACTTGTGAAGTCTCTCGGTGGAACGGTGCAGGAAAACAGCGAAGCAATCCAGAAGGTCTCTTCTGACCTGTCCGCAGCCAAGGACGAGATTGCTTCCGCAACAAATGAATTTGGTAAGCGTGTCGATGCTGTGGAAAGCAAGAGCGCATTCCAGAAGTCTGCTGATCTGGGCGAGATTAGGCAGGTAGAGTCGGTAGTACCGGCTAAGCAAAGTAAATGGGCTGGACGTATCCTCGATACCGCCTATTTCAACAACTGACAGTTTTAATAACAAATGGAGGTGAAAATGTCAGAAGAGGTTCTAGAAAAGGCCGTTGAAGCTGGTGTTCTTGCAGCCGGTGGTATTGGTGGAGTAACTTCCCCAGCCGCAGGTAATGTAGGAAACGTAGCTGGTGGCTATTTCGGAAGCACATCCGGTGCTAACGCCGTTAACCCATCCGGTACAGCCGGTGGAGGAATCCTACAGCCAGATCAGTCCAAGCAGTTCATCGATTACGTATGGGATGCTACTTATCTTGCTCAGGATGGTCGCAAGATCACAATGCGTGCAAACACCGCAGAAATTGAGAAGCTTAATGTTGGTGAGCGTGTAATCCGCGCCGCAGCACAGGCTGACGGAACTTACGAGAACGCAGGAGCTGAATTCACAAAGATTGAGCTTACTACGAAGAAGATTCGTCTCGACTGGGAGCTTTCCACAGAAGTTCTTGAGGACAACATCGAAAAGGATGCCCTCGAAGATCGCATCGTTCGCAACATGACGAACGCACTAGCAAATGACATTGAAGACTTGGCAATCAACGGTCTAGGTACCGGCGCTGACAAGTTCCTCAAGATTATGCCGGGATTCGTAGCTCTCGCTGACGCATCCGGTTCAGGAGCACATGAGAAGGTTGTAACCGTTACTGGCGGAGCATGGACGCCAGAGGTTATGCAGGGTCTCATCGACACGATGCCTCGCAAGTATCGCGCAATGAAGAACGGTCTAAAGTTCTACGCAGGCTCTACCACATTTGCGAACATTGTTCGTAACAACGGTACTCTTGCCAACGCTATCTGGACCGACAACAACAAGCAGACGTACCTCAACGGTACCGATCAGGTAATTGGTGGCCTCAAGGCTACTAAGGTTCTGGGTCTGAATGTTGTGGAAGTACCTTACTTCCCAGAGGATCGTGTGGAACTAACCTTCCCACAGAACCGCTTGTGGGGCTTCCAGCGCGACGTGCAGATGTACCGCGAGTTCCGTAACAAGAAGGACACAATCGAGTACACCGTATACGTACGTTTCGGACTCGCTTGGGAAGAGCTTGACGCACTTGCTTATGCAGATGCAGCAGCCGACATCTGATCGGTAGAAGCTAAGTCAGAGGGGGCGGGGTAACCTGCCCCCTTTGTCGTACCCAATGATATAATGAACGCATGGAGGAAAATATGAGTGATGTTGAAGTCACCGCACCTGAGCCTGTAGAGGAAGGTGTTGGTGCCCTAGTAATGGGCAAGACCGGAGTAACACAAAAGCAGTCACGCAAGCCGCGTAAGACAGTTGTAGCGCCGGTAGCAGATGACAAGACAATTGTTGTCTCTCAGGGTAATATCGATTGGTCCGAAGTCGGAAAGCTAAAGGCAGGATTCAACGTGGTTACCAAGGAAGCGGCAGCCAAGTGGGTAACCTTGAAGAAGGTACGCGAGGCATCCGTTGAGGAAGTAAAGGAATTCTACGGACGATGATCATTCATAGAGTGCCCCCATTCCCTTTGTTTTATGACAAGGCGGGGCTAGAAGCAAGCACAGTATACACTTGGTCTTTGGTTGACGGAGACTCTGTTGAGGTTGCTAAGGGCACCGCAACAACTGATAATGAGGGCGCTCTAAGAATTGAAGTTCCAAGCATGTACGATGATGACTACGTTATGAAGGTATCCACAGGAGGATATCTCAAGGTAGCTGATCAGGTGTCCGTTGTGAGGCCATACATCGATATCAAAGCTTTGCTGCCATCAATCTATACTGAGGCGCAGTATGCCAAGGCGGTAGCCAATGAGGTTGTCGCCAGAGGCATTATCGACGGATACACCAATGGATTCTACATGCTCAAGGAAACATATGAGACAGAGGGCAGCGGTAGCGATTACCTGACGGTACCCTACAAGCTCAACAAGCTATTGAAGGTATGGGAGAGTGGAGTTCTGGTTTACGACTCTGAATCAGAAACCAACCCATACGACCTTGCAATCTCACCTGACAGGACATCGATCATTCACCTAGGTGATTCGGACTATGAGTCTGGAAAGCCAATCTCGCTCATGTTCGCAGGATCAGACTATGGCTCAACATATGGACGAAGTGGTTCCTTCCCAACAGGTAAAGATTACGTTGTCCAGTTCGAAACAGGTCACGAAGTTATCCCACCAGTAGTAAGCCAATGTCTCAAGCTTCTTGTAGACGACATTACGTGCGGCTCCTCATACACCGACAAGTATGTCTTGGAGTACGCAACAGACCAGTACAAGATCAAGTACAGCGCCAAGGCTCTTACGGGCACAGGCAATAAGACAGTGGACGTTCTGCTCAGGGTTTACAGGGACTACATCGTGAGGGCAGGATTGCTCTGATGTTCTTCCCTATGCTTGCAGACGTGTACTACCCAGTCAAGGTTCAAAAGCCTTCCGGTGCAATGGAAGCTAACTGGGAGTTCGACCAGTCGGTTCCTTGTGAACTCAAGACTGGGTCGTTCAACACATCCAAGCAAAATGCCTTGCAGACATTTGATGATCTATTCGCTTTGCCAATGCTGGTATACGGAAGGTTTGACAGGGATATCCAAATCCTACAGGACGAATCTTCGGTACCATTCTCAGAACTTCGTATCACCAATATTCGCACAAGGACTTGTGACGACACGGGATTGGTTCTTTTCAACGAGAACATCGATGGAGGAATGGTGCCTACGGTTTATGAGGTCCGCAGCCTTAGTCCCTTTATCAACCCATGGGGAGTAGTAGAGCATTTCAAGACTCAGCTTGTTCGCAGTGACGACCAAAAGGGTGCCTTGTGAGGGTTAGGGTTGATGTCACTGATCTTGTTAACAAGCTCAACAACATCATTGAATACTCAGAGGGATTCCTGATTGAGACCCAGCGCTTGCGCAGGCAGTTCAACACAGACATCGGAAACTATGTAGTCAAGCTTCTCGGAGAGTACATCGACGGACTTGCGAGAGTTTCACCTGAGAGCTTGCATCACGTCTACGAGTGGGGACAGGTCGGCACAGAGGCTGGCAGGCTCTTCGATTTCAACATGGTGGCTACAGCAGAGCACATCACGATTGCTGGCACCTTCCTAGAATCACAGTCCGTCTCCCCGACAGGCACAGTCCCCTTCTATGACAAGGCTAGGATCATGGAAAGTGGAATCACCGTTGTCATCAAGCCCAAGGATGCGGAAGTACTCGCGTTCGAGGTTGACGGAGAGACGGTATTCACTTCAACAGAAGTCACCGTGGAACATCCCGGTGGTGAGTACGTTGCAGGATCATTCGAGAACGCAGTCGATTCTTTCTTCACGTCATATGTAACAAAGCAAATCCTGAACCCTCTATTCAAGAAGATGTCAAGGGCCACAGAATACAAGCAATTCTTTGCAGCAGGCTCTAGAGTCGGCGGTAGAGCAGGAGCACAGGCAGCACGTAGATACCTAAATGCAGGAGGCATTGATGGACTTGTTTGACGAACCACAACCAATCTGGGTTGTGAATAAATACATTTGGGAAGAGCTAAAGGTAATGTCTCCCAAGCTTGCTGATATGTGGCCCACAATTACTCCCTTCTTCCCAACGAATGATTCCACTTCTGGAATTGCACAATGGGAGGGCAAGCCTTATTTCATTTACAATCAGGCGCTGAGGGTAGAGAATTCCTTCTATCAGATCAAGAAGGCCACGTTCGTGTATTCCATGCGAACAGACTCGGATCAGACGATCCCGTTGTCAATGGCACTACAGAAGATTCTCGACCGTGAGGATGACACGGCAAAGGACATCAATGACTTCAACCTATCGCTAGGTGAAGACTCTTGTCCCGTGTACTTTCATTCGTTTGACGTTTATCAGAACGAACCCGGCAAGCCAAGGGAGAGTGCCTCTGCGCCATTCGTAGTATCTAACTTCATGGTAGTTGTAAAATACCATTGGCTTAACGCGGACCTTCCTCCATTTGAGTAAAATCAATGGTACAATTAGTTCGAGGAAACGTCCATAACTCCAAAAAGAAAGAGGTGAAACATGGCTTATACTCGTGGTGACTCTAAGCAGATCATCGTTGGTGCCGCAGCACTCTTCGTTTTCGAAGACGGCGAAATGGCAGCCGCTGACCTACCTACTTGGGTACCAGCAACAAAGGCAATTACTACAATTGCCGCTGACGCAGACTTCCGTAACGTCGGTTACACGACCAACGGACTTGAGCTACAGTACCAGCCTGACTTCGGTGAAGTTAAGGTTGACCAGCAGCTAGACGTTGCTAAGCTCTTCAAGCAGGGTATGCAGGTTACAATGAAGACCACACTGGCAGAGGCTACACTTGAGAACCTTGTTCTTGCTATTGCAGCTAAGGACACGGACCTCGCAGGTGGAGAATTGACGCTAAAGTCTGGTGAATTGGGTGACGCTCCTATCGAGCGTGGCTTGGTAGCAATTGGTCCCGGTCCTCAGACCGTTCCAACAGAGCGTATCTATGCAGCTTACCGTGCATTGTCCATGGACAGTGTAACGATCAGCGCGAAGCGCGACGAAGCTTCTCAGTTCGAAATCTCCTTCCGTATGCTTCCAGATAACTCTGGTACCTACGGTAAGATCATTGACCGCGCTGTCGGAGTCTAATAGCTCCAAGTAGTAGCTGAATGGCATAGGCACCCCTACGGGGGTGCCTTTGTCGTCCCTATGATATACTTTCGTTATTCAACTACTACGAAAGGATACACATGCCAAGCAGTGTATATGAGACTGAAAACCTCACGCTCGAAGACAATATGGTCATCTCGATGAAGCCCCTAAAGATTGCCAACCTCCGCAAGTTCATGGCTGAGTTCGCAAAGCTAGAGAAGGCCGGTAGCGACAACGACAAGTCGTTCAACATCCTAGGTGACTGTGTAGTCATCTGCCTAAGCCAGTGGGTCAAGGAAGACTTGACCAAGGAGTGGATCGAAGATAACCTAGACATCAACAACTATTACGACATCATCCGTGTAGCTTCCGGTATTGATATGCGTATTCAGGGAAACGTCTAAGCGGCGGGACAACATGGGAAGACTTCGACCTTGCTAAGCTAGAAGGCGAAGTCTTTCTGTTGGGTATGTGGAAGGACTACGAGGAACTCGAACACAGTCTTTCAATGGCAGAACTCAACGCAACTCTCGCCGCCAAACGAGACGCAGACTATCAACAGCAGAAATTCCATGCAGCATTGCAGGGAGTCGATCTTGATAGCCAAGGCGGTAAGCCCGAAGACCAAGAGCCAAAGACACTCCAAGACTTTGCAAACAAGATGGCCGCAAAGGAAGTCGGCACATCGACAAATGACATCGCCACCCTTCGTGGGGCAGAAGCAATGTCCGCTGGAATTGGTATTGGAAATGGCCTTGATTACGAGATAGTGGAATAAGTACATCTGCTATAATTGGGGCTAGGAGAAATATGACAACTGACGTAACCGCTGGCATTGGTATTACTATTGATTCGGCTGGCGCACTAGCCCAGCTTCGCCAGCTACAAGCTGGTATTTCCCAATTCAACCAGTCGGTTATCTCCTCCAATTCCGCTGCGGTATCAAAGCAGCAAGACCTCATCAAGACCTTCTCCCAGCAGGTAGAAGGAACGAGGCAATTCACCACCGGACTCACAGAGGTTGAATCCTCCGTCCATCGTCTCGGTAAGTCAATCGACACAGGCAAGCTCAAGCTGGGAGATTACTTTCGATACGGCGTAGCAGCCAGTGGCAAGTTCAAGAATGCATTCGGCAGGCAGCAAGCCGAAATCATGAACTTGGCTACAGACAGAGTCAAGAAGCTTCAAACACAGTACGTAAGCCTTGGAACAGCCCATAACGGCATGACCAAGGCTCTTGCTGTGCGTCCACTCAATTTGTTTAACGCTGACGCAGCAATTGGTACGCAGCGTATGCAGATTTTCAACAAGCTCATGACTGATGGCTCCACAAGCCTCGTCAACTGGGGTAAGAATACACAGTGGGCAGGACGCCAGCTTATGGTCGGTTTCTCCATGCCTCTTGCAATCTTCGGAGCTATGGCTATCAAGGTATTCCGTGATATCGAAATGGCTTCCGTTTCCTTCCGTCGTGTTTATGGTGACGCATTCACTTCTGCCCCAGAAACAGAGAAGGCTCTTAATGAGGTAAAGGCTCTTGCGTCTGAATACACCAAGTACGGAATCGCTGTCAAGGACACAATCGGACTTGCAGCTAAGGCCGCTGCCTTGGGTTCTCAGGGTCCAGACCTTATTGCACAGACCAAGGAAGCAACACGACTATCCACACTTGGTCAGATTGAATACCAGCAGGCTCTTGACACGACCATCAGCTTGCAGACTGCCTTCGGTATCTCGTCAGCAGACCTAGGCACAAACATTGACTTCCTGAACGCTGTTGAAAACCAGACCGTTCTGTCCATCGATGACGTTACACAGGCTATCCCGAAGGTAGCTCCTGTTATCAAGGCTCTTGGTGGTAACGTACAGGACTTGACCTACATGCTTACCGCTATGCGTGAAGGTGGAGTTAACGCCGCTCAGGGTTCCAACGCTCTTAAGTCTGGTTTGATGTCTTTGATCAACCCAACACAGGCAGCTATCGACAAGTCCAAGGAACTAGGAATCGACCTAGAGGGAATTGTTTCACGTAACGCTGGTAACCTACCGGGAATGATCAAGGAAATCGGAGCAGCATTTGCTTCCATTGATGATGGTCTTAAGCGTCAGCAGCTTATGGGCAAGGTATTCGGTAAGTACCAAGTAGCACGTATGACTGCAATGTTCGCCAACATCAATAAGGAAGGTGGACAGGCTTCTCGCGTACTCGACCTTATGGGATCATCCATGTCTACTTTGGCCTCAATCTCCGACAAGGAACTTTCAAAGATCGAGCAGGCAGTTTCGATCAAGTTCGCAGGAAGCCTAGAACGACTCAAGGCTGAGGTTGCGCCTATTGGTGAGCAGTTCCTTACAGCCATCCTCCCAGTCATGGATGCCGTTGAAGGAATCCTCAAGGCATTCAATGGTCTTAATCCTCAGTTCAGGCAGTTCCTCGTAATCGGTACAGCTATTGGTGGAATCGTTCTGCCAACAGTTACGATGCTTGTAGGTCTATTCGCCAACATGGGCGGTATGATCATCAAGTTCTTGAAGAACCCAATCATGTTCATCGTGAACGGATTCAAGAACGCTGGGGCGTCTGCAAACTATCTCGCAACAGCAGAGCTTGACACCGAGGCAGCTACGGCTAGCCTTGAGGGGCGTGTCACAACGCTCACAGGATCGCTCAACGTACAGGCATCTGCCGTAGCACGTTTGGTAGCGGCCTATGAAAGAATGTCTATTGCAGCATCAGCCGCTCTACGTTCGAACCCAGCAGGTTTCCGCACCACCAAGATTCCCGGTTTTGCCAAGGGACGCATCCAGATCGTTCCCGGTATGGGCAGTGGAAAGAAGGACACCGAGCTAGCAATGCTGGCACCGGGAGAAGCTGTCATCAATGCTGAGGACTCCAAGCGTTTTGCTCCACTCCTTGCTCTCATGAATCAGGGCAAGCTACCGGGTTATGCCGGTGGTAAGACAGAAGGAATGCACTCTGTCAATGTAGGTGGAACCAATGTAGAGTACAAGCCATGGGGTAAGGGCGCACCTGAGAAGATGCAGGCTATGGTCAACGATGTTGTTGCCGAGGGTAGCCAGTATGCACAGATGCTTATTCGCATGTTCCAGAAGCTTGAAGGAAGCGCTGTCAGCGTAAACAATATTGCTGACAAGTTGACTTTGGTAGGCAATCCTGTTCTCAGCGACATTGGAGCAAGGAATACTTCTAAGAGTGGATGGGGAGCACCTAACGATTTTGCCAAGGCAAAGAAGGAAGGTCTAGACGCTGACACCGGAACAAAGACATTCTTCAACAACCAGCTAAAGACCACTCAGGATGACCTTAAGTTGTGGGCACAGAAGAATGGACAGACCCTTCCTTCCGGTGCCCTCAATGCTGCAAACTACGGTACCCACATCTCCCACCTTACCAAGGGTGGAGAGGCAGAGGGCAAGAACTGGCTTCCAAAGCGCGTAGGCGTTGACTCAGGATACATCAACACATACACCGAGGCTACTCAGGCGGGTATGAAGAAGATGGTCAATACTCTTGTTGAAATGGACAAGGGTGGAAAGAACTTCACCTTGGAAGAGGAGAAGGCAGCCAAGACCTTCATGCAGATTGCCACAAGCGGAAAGAATGCAGATGGAAGCCTCAACGCATTCAAGCTTTCAGCAGAGCAGGCCAAGTACGAGCTAGCTTTGCTTGCTCAGGATATGCACCCCCAGACAATGGGAGCAGTCGCAGCCGTCAGGGCTATTGCGACAACAGACCTCAAGTTTGCCAAGGAACAGAACTTCCAAGGTAGGACTCCTCTGGGAACTAGTGCAACATCAGCATGGAAGGCTCGCGCAGCACAGACGGCAGCGCAGTTCAGCTTGGACAACAATGGTCCTGCAAGGATTGCAAAGAGTACAGGGTATTTCTCAAAGACAATGGGTACGGTTCGTGAGGGAACAAAGTTCCGTGCAATGTCAGGTGCAGAATTCGCGGCAGCAGACAAGGAAGCTGCCAATATGTCTTCCCGCATCAAGCGTTGGGCAACCAAGTTCTCTCAGGGTCTCGTCACATCCCTACAGGGTGCAAACATTTCTTTGGGCGGTGCAGAGAAGGCTCTAGGCATTCACTCCCCAGCCAAGGAAATCACTCTCATTGGAGATAGTGTCCAGCAGGGTGCAATCTTGGCGGTCGATGCATTGCGCAAGGGCAAGGCTGACCTCAAGCTTGGACTTGGTGAATTCGGAACAAGCATCGCTCTTACATCCAAGACTCTAACCAAGTCAACAGTCAATGCTGGTGACAGTGTTGCTAGGGCAATCAAGGCAGCAGGAATTGAAATCAATGCCGCCGCACTCACGTCAGCATCTTCTGGTACTCCTCTTGCTAGGAAGAAGATTGGTGGAGGAAAGCTACAGGGCGCTCTTGGTGGACTTGATATGGCGTTCATGGCTGGATCAATGTTCCTACCGGGACAGCTTGCAGAGTTCTCTCAGAAGCTTATGTTCGCATCCATGGGCGTTCAGGCATTCACTGGAATGCTACAGGGAATGGCAGCAGTTTCTGGTGCAGCTAAGCTTGGTGGAATCTTCGCACCAATCGCAAGTGCAGCGCCACTGGCCGGTACAGCGTTGGGAGCACTTGCTTCCCCTGCCGGTATTGCTGTAGCAGCACTTGTGGCCTTGGGCGGTATTGCATGGTTGGTCTACAACCACTACAAGGAAGAAGAGAAGAAGCTTCATGCATTCGGTGAGGCCGTCAAGACAACAACAGAGACTCTTCAAAGTGCAGCAACATCATTTGGATATAACGAGAATGTTTCTTCCATCAACACCCGTACTCAGGATACTGACAAGGGTGCTCAGGCACGCGCTGTTACTGCCCAGTCTTGGGTAAGGGATCAGGCAAAGGCTGAGGGAGAAAATGGAGACAAGTTCCGTGCAAAGCTTGATGTTGTCAAGTCAGGAACTGCCGCACAGGCAGAGCAGGTTCTTCGCCAGACATTTACCTCACTTCTTGCTTCCGGTGCTCCCGGTGATGTAGCTAAGTCCATTGTTGAGCAGATGGCTAACGAAGTAAACCGTCAGAACATCTTCAAGAAGATTGGTGACGATCTAGGCACCGCCCTTGATCCAAAGGGCAAGATCAGGTCTGTCGCTCAATTGATCCAGAAGAACATGGCACCGGGATTTGAGGCAGCAGCAACGGCAGCCAAGAAGGTTGCCGATCAGGAAAAGCTTATTGAGGAAGCCAAGAAGAATGGCATCAAGATCAAGGGTGGATACGATCAGAAGACCCTTGAGAGTATCGCAAAGTACAAGAAGAACATTGAGGCTATCAGGTCTGAGGAAGCTCAAACCAAGGCTGGCTCAGGCTCTATTGTTCAGCAGTCCGCAGAAGACCTCAACAAGT